AACTCGCTAAAAAAGACGCTCAGTGGCGTAAAATGGCTTTTCAAATTTGCAAAAGCAAGGACTTAGCGGATGAGTTGGTGCAAAATATGTATATTAAATTATCAGAAAGGACTATTCCGGTCACTGACGGATATATTTTTGTAACTTTGAGATCATTATTTTATGACTCTCTTAAAAATAACGACATTTTAATCGACGATTTTAGTAAATTTGAAGTCGAAGACGAGGAATATTGCGAGGGAATTGATTATTCAGAGCTATCAAAAGACTTAACCTGGTACGAGAGAACGATGTTTGAACAATCAACGCTCTTAGGTCAACGAGAACTCTCAAGACAAACCGGCATACACATTCAAACTATTCATCGGATTAATAAAATGGTAAAAAATAAATTAAATGGACGGAAAAAAGATTGATAAATATAATATCGGAGATATTGTATTTCTTATTACTGACTCAGAGCAAATACCTCGTCAAATTACTGGTATTTTACAAAGACCTTACGGATTTATTTACTATTTAAGCAATAATACAACCGAGACAACTCACTACGATATTGAGTTTACAATGGATATAAATTTATTAACTAAATTTAATATAAAATAATGGTAAAAAGAAAGACTAAAAAAGAAATTCAAGGACTTGGCGACGTGGTTGCAGCTGTAACCTCAGCCGTAGGAATAGAGCCTTGTCAAGGATGCGAGGAGAGACGTTTCGGACTTAACCGATTATTTAACTTTAAAAAGGTAAAATCGGAAATGACAGCAATCGACAAAGAACATTTTAGAATATTTTTAGACGTAAAAGGTCAAAGAGTAATCGACGGAAAGCGTACCGAGTTAAATTTCGAGGATGCTGAATTTTTGAACGGACTTTATTCGTATTATTTTGGTATCGATAACTCAAATTGCTCAAGCTGTTCAAAAGTACACGAGGCTATAATCAAAGATTTATATAAATTGTATAATTTTAATTAAAAATACTGGCTTTAGAAAGTAAAGAAAACTAAAGGGAGTTTAAACCTACTTTACAAGGTTGTGAAACGGGAGCAAAACTAAGGAGTCATATTTTGCAAGTTAGTAAGTTAGGAGGGAAAGGCTAACATTTTTTTTAAAATATAATTATGAAAGTAACTAAAAAACAACAGCAAGCCGAATTTTACGAATTTTTGGACGCTATAATCGAAAACGCACCAGCAGACCTCTCAGCGAACGAAATTTGGATGCCGAGTAACTTATATAAGTTATTAAAAAAGAAGTCTCACAATGGCTTTAAATTGTTCACGTCGGAGTTTTTGACTAATAACGAGGTTATTTTGGGTAAATATCAAATTCAATAAATTATTGTAAGATATGGAAAGTAGTAGAGACGAAAACGGAAGACTTAAAAAAGGTCACGGAGGATTAAAACCGAAAGGAGCAGAGACTAAATTGGTATCTGAGGCGAGAGCTTTATTCGTTCAAACGTTAGAAGCTCAAGTGCCAAATATACACCAAGCTTTTGCCGATGTCTTAGACAAAGATCCATATAAATATTTGGAGCTATTCGCAAAGTACGCTCAATATTTCGTGCCTAAAAAAGTGGAAACGGAAATGAATTTAAATATAGAGAAACCGATTTTTAATTCCTTAGACTTAGATGTTCCAGAAAACGACGGCTCAGAGTAAAATCGCCAAACTAAGAAAACGAGTTAGGATTGTTCAAGGTGGGACGAGTAGTTCCAAAACGTTTTCGATATTGCCTTTGCTTATTACTTACGCTATTCAAAATCCCTTTTCAGAGATTAGTATAGTTAGTGAGTCAATCCCTCATTTGAAACGTGGAGCTTTAAAAGACTTCCAAAAAATAATGCTCCTAACCGACAACTATCGAGACGCAAATTTCAATCGGTCGTCACTTAAATATACATTCTCGAATAATTCTTATATTGAATTTTTTAGCGTTGACCAACCCGACAAATTACGAGGAGCGAGACGTGATATTCTATTTGTAAATGAGTGCAATAATATCGACTTTGAAAGTTACCAGCAATTAGCCGTCCGTACTAAAAAATTCATATACCTTGACTATAATCCGACAAATGAGTTTTGGGTACAAACGGAACTCTTAAACGATGCCGATAGTGACTTTGTTATTTTAACCTACAAAGATAACGAGGCACTCGATCCGGCAATCGTCAAAGAGATTGAGAAAGCAAAAGACAAAGCGTCGACCTCAACGTATTGGTCAAACTGGTGGAACGTTTACGGACTCGGTCAACTCGGCTCACTTGAGGGAGTGATATTTCAAAACTGGGAGACAATCGACACAATACCGCCTGAGGCTAAATTCTTAGGAAGTGGACTTGACTTTGGATATTCAAACGATCCAACGGCTCATATTGGAGTCTACGATTACAACGGCAAAATTATAGTTGACGAAATGATTTATTCAACCTCACTTTTGAACTCAGATATAATTCGACTAATGAAACAAGAACGCACCGCTCCAATTTGGGCGGACTCAGCCGAGCCAAAAAGTATTGAGGAGATAAGGCGAGCCGGGTTTAATATTAAGCCGGTTGTCAAGGGAGCTGACTCAATCAATTATGGTATTTCGGTACTTCAACAAAAGGAAATCTTAGTCACTAAGTCAAGCACGAATTTAATTAAGGAGTTGAGGAATTATAGCTGGGACGTTGACAAGACCGGTAAAAAACTCAACCGACCAATTGACGAATTTAACCACGCAATCGACGCTCTGAGATACTTCGCAATGATGAGCCTCGCAATAAACAAATCGAGACGCGTAATAATTACATAAAAAAAATAAACAAAACGACTTTTTTTAGTTATATATATATGAGAGTAGTAATTCCAACGGATTTAAAGGAGATTAAATTGTCTCAATATTTGAGATATTTAAAAGTAGTAAAAGACAACCAGGACGATGAGACTTTTGTTTGCATTCAAATGGTTGCGATATTTTGTAACTTGAGCGTGGCTGACGTTATGAAAATACCGGTAAACGACTTCGCTGAAATCGTTGAGCAATTGGCTAAGGTATTGGATCAGAAACCTCAGCTCGTTAGGACGTTTAAAATGAACGGAGTTAATTACGGATTTATTCCGAACTTAGACAAAATGAATATCGGAGAACACGCAACGATTGACACCTTACTCGGAGACCAAGATAATTTGGCTCTATTGATGTCAGTATTATATCGTCCAATTACAAAGTCAGCGATGCCGTTTTATCAAATTGAGGATTACGACGGAGACGAGAGCAAAGCCGATTTATTTAACGACGTGAGAATGGACGTTGTTACTGGCTCTATTCTTTTTTTTTGGAATTTAAGCAAGGAATTATTGAGCAATATCCTATCGCACTTGGAGAGCAAGGCGATGAGGGAGGGGAAATTTCTAGAGGAGGTTTCAACGAGCGCTGGGGTTGGTATCAATCTTTTGTTAGACTTTCAAGAGAGCTTAGAATTAAGCCTCGAGACGTTGGAAAAGAGCCTCTTCACGAGTCACTCACGTTATTATCTTACTTAATCGACGAAAGCAAAGAGGAGGCAAAACAAATTAAAAATCACTTTAAAAAATGAGAGCATTTTATCAAGCAATAGATTACATTAAAAGTACGTTGGAGAGCGCACCTCTTTTAAATACAATTACTCACGGCACTGACATAATAGACAATGTTAAAAAAAATATTTTTCCGCTCGCTCATATTAATATACTCAGCTCTTCAATTAATAATGGAGTTGTCAATTTTACTTTCGAGGTGGCTGTTGTCGATATTCGTAATATGTCAAAGATAAATGTAAAAGATAAATTCTTAGGGAACGACAACGAACTTGACAACCTCAACACTTGCCACGCAATCCTCAATTATATGATTACGAAAATGAGATTGCAACGTAATGAGTTTGATATTGAATTACAAAACGATCCGAGTTTGCAACCAATACTTTTAGCGTTTACAAATGCACTTGACGGCTGGAAGTGTGATATTGAAATTAGCGTACCGAATAACGATTTTGGAGTTTGTTGTAATGGAGATTAAAAACGTACAGCAAGCGCTAAATGAGTTCGGTCAATCGGTTGTCGAGAGAGCGAGGCAAAATCTAAAAGTCGGAGGACGTTACGGAACGCATAACGCATCCGGTCAATTGTCGAAGTCGTTAGAGTACAAAGCCAAAGAGAATAAAAACTCAATCGAGTTTGACTTTTATGCTGAGGACTATTGGGCGCAATTAGATTACGGAACGAAAGGAAGTGAGTCAAGTGCAAAAGCTCCAAA